AGCCCTGGCCCCAAGCTGACTCGGGAATGATGTCGCCTATGGCATCGGGGGTGGCGGCGGCCAGGATGTTAACTGTGGGGGCTTCGACATTAATTGATTTGGACACTCTTCTTGGCGCGTCGAAGGTATCGGGATTGTCGTAAAGAGTGGTTAGGTTTGCAACGAAATCTTTGTCGTATTTGGAAATAAGAACTCCGAGTTCCATGCACATAACAGACATGGCAGAGTACATGTCCATGCCCATTCCATTGATGGACATTTTGGTTGATTTTTCCAAATAGTCGAGAAAAGCTGCCGGAGAGGGATTGTCGGGACCGAGAAAAATTCCCACCGGCCCGGCAAGTTTAGCGAGGAGTCGTTTGGCAAACGTGACCATGAGGGTTTTTCCCGACGCCGGACCACCAGATAAAATCGTATACATGTTGGGATAAAGTCGGTCCTGATCTGTTTCGATCCAGACCCTTCGTTCCAGGACCGAGGAAATTGTAGTTATGGCTGTCCATAACCGAAACGATTCGGGCGAGCGGATGCCCTCAGTTAACGACATGAACTCGTCGATCCAGTCGGTCAAAGTTCGGAACCTTTATTTGTCTTGTTAGTAGCGGTAAGGTCTTCCTTCAGAATGGTATTTTCGAAGCCGTTCAGCGTGGCAGGTTCGGCATCTGATTCTTACTCCCCCGGTTCTGTAGTCGACTTCAACAATACCGTTCTTTCGGCTGTGGCCTCGATGACATTTTCGGTTCTTGAGTCGAGCAGCTCTACTGGAAAGGGATTCGGATTTCTTTATCATTTCCAATACTCCATGATCGAACCAAGGTTCGTTAGCATTTGCTCCGGGGTTGAGTCGTTAACGATCGCCCCGTCGTAAGAGATTTCGAGATATTCTTTCTCTGAAGCGTGGGTTCCGGGGCCGGTGCCGGGACGGGTTATCAGAATCACTTTTCCATTGAAGTTCCGTACTGCTCTTGCTTCGTGAAGAAAGCGAAGATCGTCGACGAGAATCTTGGTCCCGGAAGGATAAGATCTGATGTTCCTTTTCCAGGCTTCGGTCCAAAGTTCCTTGTCGACAAGATTGCGCCATTCGGTGCCGAGAGTCTGCATCGCCCAGCGGGGTGTTTGGCCGCAGAGAAATTCGGTTCGGGTTTCTTTCAGATCGCCGTTGAGCATTTGGTCGACGGAATGATTGTCGGCGCCCTGGTAGAGAAGCAAGGTTCGCATCATCGACTTGATTGGTTGGGCGAAGCCGGTGCGTTTCCAACCGACATTAACAAGCAAATTGGCAAGGGTGGACTTGCCTGAGCCTTTCGGGCCGGCTATTCCGAGGATCATGGAACTGACTCCTATTCTGGATTCTTGCCGATCCGGCGATACTCCACTGGGATTTTCGACTTGTTTGCCCTGTCGATTCCGGTTTGCATTCCGTCGGAGACGCCGTAGTCGACATAAGCGACTGTGAGTTCCGCTACCTCCATCCAAGCGAATCCGGCGTTCATTCCTTTCAATCGTTCCTTTGGCTTGGAATCGTTGAGAACTTGGGTGTATAACAGATGTGATGCACTGGGGGCTTCGCCCCGAGACAGTGAGTCGGCAAGGGCTCGCCGAGCGTAGAGGGTGTTGCGTTCGATGTCGCCGGAATAGGGCGACTCGATGATGACTCGAAGTAGTTTCATAGCCCTTCCACTTTCTCCAGAATGGTTTCGATGGCGTCGAGTCCGATAAGTTCGCCGAGCCAGGGTTCGGAACCGAGTCTCCGGTCGTCGTTTTCCCAGAGCCAGAAGACTCTCTTTCCCCTGATCCTGGCCCAGCGGAGTTCTCGGGAAGAAGATTCTCCCAGATATCCGTTGACGTTGAGCATGACGACCCCGACCGAATCTTCGATCTTGGCGAAATGCAACAGGTCAAGGGTCCATTTCTGGTCGTCTGTGTACCAGGTCTTTTCGCCTTCGATGGATGGATAGGTCATCAAGGCAAAGGAATGATGTCCTGCGAGTCCGAGTTGTTTGTTGGTTTCGTGCCAGATTTTCTCGAACCTGGCCGAGCCGCAGAGAGTAAGAATCATTAGTCTTCTCCGATTTGTAGGTGAGGGGCACCCTTTCGTAAACAGACTTTGTTATATGAACCAATGGTAGCTCCTTCGGCACTGATGTTTAGATTTTCAGCAAGAAGAAGAAAATAGGCTATTGAGTCGCCAACTTCTTCGACCATCGCAGCATGATAGTCCCGGCTTGGCTCGCGGTTCTTTTTCTTGATGATGTTGGCGAGTTCGCCGATTTCGCCAACAAGGGCTGTGAGCCAATCGGAACGGGTCCAATTCTGGCATTCGGGAAACAGTTCCCGACTTCTCGCTGCCATCTTGATTTGAAGATCGTCGAGAGACATAACTGGTCGCATGAGTCAGATCCTTCCGTTTGCCACTAGGGCATGGAGAAAGTTCGTCAATTCTTGCTCATACACCCGGCGAAATTCGGGGTATGAGTCGTCAACGATCGGGGGTAAAGAAACAAAGGCTTTGTTGAGTCTTCTCAACGCCGCGAACTCGTTGCGTTGGGCTTCCATTCTGGGATCAACAGGTTGAACGCTCATGTTGGAGTCTCCTTAAAACAGATCTTCCAGAATAGCTTCCACAACAACTTTGTATGTTGGGAATTTGGCTTTTAGTTTAGCCAAATGTTCGCTGTGTCTGTAATTCTCCAAATACACTGTCAATCTTTTCTCGCGAACGTCTTTCAAGAATTCTTCCGTTAGAATCCAGGTTTTGGTTAGGGGGTCATAGGCGACTCGGCATATGCCCACGTCGAAGTGACTAAGAACTTCAAGAACATCGTTTCTGTCGAATCTGTGTTGTATTATTTGAAATTTTGCGTCGTTTTCTATAACATCCTTACAACGAAATCCAGTTTTGTATTCCTGGAATCCTTCAGATTCTGAATTGGACTCTGAGTCAAGATTGAATCCTGGAATGAAGATGTCTACGTCGGCTATAGGAAGCCCTAGAATAAGGTCTCTACACGCACCACCAGCAATAATTCCGCCGACTTCTAGCGCTTTATCACACCAGTTGGTTGGGAGAGTAGTAGGGATCATGAGAGTCATTGAGAGAGTTCCTTTAGTTGATTCTGATTCCTTGGAGTCCTTTGGGGTTCCAATCTTCTCGACTACCATCCTCAAGTAAGCGAAACCTGTGAGCCCAGTTGTACCCGGCTACGGCTTCGCCGGGAATGGTCATGGAACGGTTGGCGAACTTCTGGGTGACTTGGATGCAGTCGAGAGCTTGTCGGAGCCAGTCCTGTTCCTCGGTTTCGTTGGTTTCCGGCATCTGGAAATACACGGCGTCATGTAGCTGACTCAGAATTTGGACCGGGCCTGTGCCCATCTTTTTCCAGAGACGGTAGAGTCCGAGGTTGAGACAGTCGCCCGTGGCGGACTGGAACAAGTACGCTATTCCGCCCTTTAGTGTGTCTGGGTCGTTCGGCCTGTCGAAGAAGTCTCGCTTTCTTCCAAAGGAATTGACCAAGAATCTTTCCCGCTGAAGTTGTTGCGCTACCCATTCGTGCATCCGACGAATACATGGAAATGCTGTGAAGTATCTTTCCTGAAATTCCTCGACTAAGTTCTGTGGGATTCGAGTTTGTCGAGAGATTTCTCTAGGTGAGCCATAATAATTAGTAGCGTGACCGAGCCGTTTCGAAGCATCACGGAACGTAAATAGCCGATAGAACCGCCTTTCGGCAATTTGGCGATCCTTTTTAAGATCGCCCGTCCAATCCCAATCTGGGTACAATAGACGCGTAACCGCAGTATGCAAATCTCCAGACTCACACGCGTCCAGATAGCTCCAATCACCAAACATAATGCCACAGAACCAGCCCACATCGCGCGCTTCAGATTGCGCTTTGTCGATCCCGTAGAGTTTGAATCCGAGGTCGGGAATAAAGACACGGCGAAGCTCCTCGGTTATGTTTTGGAAGTTGTTTCCGGTCTGTTTCCAGGCTTGGGACTCTTCGACGAAGGCCATGAAGGGGGATTTTGACGAAGAGAACCGGCCTGTAGTCGTTCCACCGATGTTGTAGGAACACCTCCATCGCCAGTCGGGGTCGATTTGAGTTTCAAGAACCTGAAGGGATTTCTTTAGATCTCGGTCGAGAAGAATTGCGTTGATGATGGGTTCGGCAAACTGGTCGGAAAGGGACAACTTTTCTAAAGTTTCCCGGTTCATGGGGCGTTTAACTTCGCCGTCGAGAACTCGCTCAATCGGTTTGAGTCCCATTCGGGAATAGAAAAGCTCTTGGAGTTGTTTCGGCGAGTTGGAAAGTTTGTTGGTATAGGATGCTCCAGTGGCGCTGACGAAGGCGGAAAGAATCCGTTCAAGGGAGTCTTGTTTTTCTTTCAGAATGATGATTGCGTTTTCTCTTTCGTGCATGTCAACCCGGAAACCACGACCCATCATTTCGAGGACCGGGCCTTGCATGGCGCGTTCGAGGTCATAGATCAGCGTGTCGTTTTCCCTTAACGCTTCGCGAGCCTGATCTATCTCGAACGTGAGAGCACAGTCGTAACCATTATAGACAGCCTGATTGCCAGCGTCGATAGGTAGGTCGTGTGCCTGTATAACTGGCATCAAATGCTCTCATTCAAGAGTTGTTGAGCCTCCCATTGCGACTTCCTGTACCCTAAGTACCG